TCTGGGAAGCAATCATCGGTGAGGTCGATTGGGTTGAGTTGAGAACCATGAGGTGGAGTGAGCATAAGTGTTATCGGTTGTACACTTAGGTCGCTTGTATTTATAGACGCCAGACCCTGGTAATTAAACTAGGGTATAGACTAGGGTCCGGAGGACTAGGGAGTAGGAGACGGAGTCTCTAGGAGGTTAGGAGAGAGGGTGAGAGAGAAAACGCTTCGGAGTTTGAAATAGAACTTATATCCCTTATAAGCGGTTAGCGGTGCCCATAATTTAATATTACGGGCACCCCCGCTCTCCCTATGAAGTTAAGAAGTGGACGAGAGTACAAGCCTATGAGATACAGCCCTTACACTAAGGGAAAGGGTAACAGACCTGGTGGAAGTTGGATGAAAAATTTATTGCCAACAGCTTTGGCATTTGGGACAAAGTATTATGGTAAAAAAATCATGGACAATTTAGATAATAAATTTAAACCTAAATATCCATATCTTGGTGCACCTACTGGCACCAAGAATAGAAAACGTAAGTATTCTCCATTATCAAGAGGGGCATATGGTAAATTTGCTGGTGGTTTACCGAAAGGTAAAGCGCGTAATTTGAAATCACAAAGTATGGCTAAATATGCACGAAAGGGTTCTGTTAGAATACAGGAAACTGTAGGATCTGTTGCAGATCCTGACAGTGTATATTTGTATGCACATTCAGTTACACCTAACAACATATTAGAAGTAATCAGTGAAGCTACTGTCAGAAAATTGTTGGAAAGTGCTTTTAAAACTCAATATATGAGTTTAAATAATTATGTATTACAGGGGGATTCGTCTCCTACGGCAGGTCAATATTTACTTACGTTAACATTTTATGATGCTGTGACTGGTGCCAGTGGCACCCAGGCAACTGCAATTACAGCTAACAGTACAGTTAAAAATATGTCTGATGCATTGTTTGCACAATTAAGAGATTATTCAGGAGGATATGGTATTAATAACACTTTGAATCCAAGGGAACCTTTTTTCTTGTCTGTTTATAAACAATTGTTGACAAATACTGAAAGTATACAATTAGCAACTATGAATTTACATAATGAATATATTGAACTTAGTTCAACATTAGAATTGAAAGTACAAAACAGAAGTTTATCAGCCAGTGGTGGTGATAATACTGATGTTGTTGATTCGAATCCTATTCAAGGTTATATTTATGAGTTCAGTTCTATTCCTAAATCACGTGATGTATTGGATATTGGAGCACAGCCAAATCCAAATACCACTCGTGCATTTCAGTTCAATAGTGTTAGAATTGTTGATGGCATGAATCTAGTAAGAGGAGCTCAGTTACCTATAGGTTATAGGGAACCTATAACCGCAAGAACATTTACTAATTGTAAAGGAGTAACTAAGATAAGATTAGAACCAGGAAATATAAAAAATTGTTTTAGAAAATTTAAAAAAAGTATTAATTTTGTAAAATTTTTACATGATTATAATTATGAAGTCGATACTGCCAGTGTCGATGGAAGGGTTATTAAAATGCTTGGTGGAGGAGTAATGCTTGCATTTGAAGATGTTATTAATGTAAACTCTACATCAAACATCAAAGTTACATATGAAGCTGAAAGAAAATTGGGATGTGTTTTGAAAACACGTGGCCATACCGATATGGTCCCATTTTTTCAACAATTGACATATGATAATGTTCCAGCTTAATAAAGATTTATTAAATTGCACCTACGTGCTATTTGAGGTAGATCCATTTTGAATGGATCTACATTACAAGTGAAAATTTTTTGAATACCTTTAGGTATTTGAGCTACTGCGTATCTACAATGTAGTGAACGATTATCGTATCTATCACATATAGGAATTTGTAAAACTGGATCTAAATGAGTAAAGGACATATCATCAAATATAATTGAGGTATGATAACCTATTTTAAAGTTTTTTAAATCATCCATATGAGTACAAATCAAGGCAGGTTTGGAGCATCTAAGCTTGGCCCAAGTGGTTTTACCACAACCACTGGGTCCTACTATAACTAAAGAACGTAAACCAACAGGAACATCAACCATAAGACATAATCTAACATCATGTATATATTGAGCGTTTGAGTCGTCAAATGCGTCTAAGGTACAAAAATCACTAGTATTATAGCATTTCCAAGCTGCTTCTGCGTAACCGTAAGGTATATTAGAAGCTAAACAATCAGTTAACCAATCGATTTTATTCATACCCTAATAATAAAGATTCTAAAAATGCGTCTACTTCAGTAAAAGTTGGTAGCATTGTTGCGATCTTGTTTACATGATCGTTATTATGTGATCCTTCTTCTATAAAGTCACCGTCTTTTTTACAATAAGTAATGGAAGCATTTATATTTTTTGTTGTTTGAATATTTGGGTGAAAACCATTAATATCAAAGTATGATTCTTTTTTAATATCAACTTTTGTTTTAAAAGTTATAACTGCATGTAAATGTGGAGAACCATCTTTGTGTTTTTCATGACAAACAATAATGTATTTAGCTTCATGTTTTAAAGAAGCAAGAAAGTTCATTAAAATTTTTTTATCTAGAGAACATTGTGGATAAGTTAAAAAAACTGATTTAGCATTTATTCTAAATTTTTTTTGCATCTGAGCATCAGCATTACCATTGATAGAAGCAGAAGAAGAAGCACCATTAAGAATATTATCATACGTTCTCTCACCAGACAACTGCTGTTCAAACAATTTGGTCCAGTGTTTTGCAGGTTCTGGGAAGCAATCATCGGTGAGGTCGATTGGGTTGAGTTGAGAACCATGAGGTGGAGTGAGCATAAGTGTTATCGGTTGTACACTTAGGTCGCTTGTATTTATAGACGCCAGACCCTGGT